GGATCTACTATGACGTTTAGCCCTTTTTATATGGGTAATCACAGCAAACCATTTGACGAGTTTATGCAACCTAGTAGTTATACTATTGCAGAAAACTGGGGGTTCCAGATTAACTTTATGGTTCCCTTAGATAAGTCAGGATATAAGCAGTGTAAAGAAATGGCAAAGAGATACGAAGAAAAGATGAAGCTCGAGTATGAAATTACACGAGCCCATAAGTGTGCGGACTTAATGAAGAAAGGTTTTATGTATAGACCTAACACAACTAATGCAAAGCTGTGTCAGGATATTGTACCTATCGTTAAAGTCAAGCCACCTAAAAAACAAAAGAAATTTGGATTATTTTAAATGAGCACATTATCACTACAAAGAGAAGAAAGAGAAGCTAAAGCTAAAGCAGCGGCTGCTAAAAAGAAAACAACTAAAGCTAAAAAAGAGGAGACTAAATAATGTTTGCACTTATTAAACCACTTGTGCTAACAGGATTAAAAAGCGACAAGTTTAAAAAGTTCGTAGTTGAACTACTAGAAAAGCTAGTTGAATCTACAGATAACGAGCTAGATGATAAAGCACTACAGATTGTTAAAAAAGGACTAGGCATAGAATGAATACAGTCAAGAAACTACCCAGAAAAGCAACAGAAGAAAGTTTTAACGAGCTGCACTACCTTGTTACAGAGGACTTTCTACGTAGAATAAAAAGCGGAGAGGCAACTACACAAGATTTAAAAGCAGCATGTGATTGGTTAAAGACCAACGATATTACAGGTGTAGCTTTTGAGGGTAGTCCTCTTGATAAACTTAACAAGCTTTTACCTACTGTAGATTCTAACATTGTACAACGGAGGTTGTATGGCAAGCAAAACGTCTAAATACTACAAGAAAAACCCGAAGGCTGCTGCAAAACGTAGAAAACAGCAAGCCCGATACAACAAAACACCTAAAGGTCTATCAATTAGAGTCAATGCAAACAAACTTAATAGAAAACTTGGAACATATGGCAACCGTGACGGAATGGATGCCGCCCATTATAAGGGTAGTAAAACCCGTGGCAGAAAACAAAAGCCATCTATTAACCGACGTAGCCGACTCAAAATTAGAAAATGACCCCATTACTACCTAACCCCGATCACTATTTACACAATTTAATAACGATGACAAGTTCAGATTCAAAACGGCTCTGGAGAAGGGCTATCAAAGAGCACTTTAATTGTCAATGCGTTTATTGCGGAGAATTTCATGAATTACACAACCTTACTATCGACCACGTACGCCCGAAATGCAAAGGCGGTCGAGATATTACGACGAATGTTGTACCCTCGTGTAGACGATGTAATCAGGAGAAGGGTAGTAAAAACTGGAGAGACTGGATGAGGTCGACATTTGGTATTACAGATAGAGAACATACAATCTTATCACACATAAATTAATGGAGAATTGGAAAGGAGACTTAAACAGATTACAAAATTTTATGGATGCAGAAGGTACATTTGGTACATTTGGTGATCCTAGTAGAGTACATAGTTCACAAAAACGAAGATACAAACTTGATTATGTAACTACTGCTAAATTTAATCCTAAATCTGGTCAGTTTGAACCTTTTGACAAACGAACTAAAACTTTCTATAATGATAAAGATGCAGATAAATTTATTGTAGCTAACGTAAAGAAAAAACGTAAGGCTTTCTTTTTAGAAGGAGCCGGTACTGAAACACCAGAAGCAGATTTAAAGTATTTGCAAGCTTACAATAAACTTGAAATGCTAAAAAACGCAAAAGAAAACAACCCTGTTTGGGCAATACGTAATAGTTTTAGTACTAAAATTGAAGGAAGCAACAGCACTGTCTATGAACAGGAATGGCTACAGCAAATTAAAACAAGAGAAGCCGAATTACTTAAGTTACGATCTGGAACTAAGTATGAACGAGAAATTTTAAAACAAATAAAGGCTAAAAGAGATGCACAATGATGAACACAAAGAAGAAAAGCTACCTCTTTTTACTCGTCTTAATGATCTTATAGATACTGGTTTTCAAAGAACTGGAGAGTTTATAGCAAATGCTGCACAAGATAAACCCGGTATCGGGGATGATATTGTCAGGGGAGGTCTTCAAGGGCTTTCCTTTATAGGTAACTTACCTGTTATTAAACAAATAGGTCAGCTAGAAGATAAACTTGTAGACACTGTAGGAGATGTTGCCGAAAATCAAAGTATAGTAGATCCTAGATCATTTAGGTATGCTACACGTGTAGGTACTATGTTTATACCTTATGCCGGTGCAGCTAAAGTATTAAGTAAAGGTAAAAAAGCAAGTAAAGTTGCAAAAGCAGTTGATTTTGTAGATGATGCCACGTTTGATGCACAGCGATTAAAGTCTGGACTAAAAATGCGATTACTTAATAGTATAGATGATACAAGTAATAGTAAATTTGTACCTCCAACACCTCAAGAAATATACAAAACTAAACAAGAATTACTAAACAACAATTTAGCTGATGGATCTGGTAAATTAAATATTTGGAATTACTTTTCAAATAAGAAAGGTAGATCAGATTGGGGTAGACTTATGGCTAAAAAAGTTCAGACCTTACCTCATACTAAAGAAAGTTGGGCACGTATTAAAGGCGAGCTTCAAAACGACTTTTTAAGTATTTATCCTGAGTCTTTTTTAAAGACAATAAAAGTTAATGGTAAACCTTTAACTAAAAGTAGTATAGAAGTTGAACACATTTTTACTTTACAACAATCTATGCCTATATTTGCTGATGTAGAGTGGGGTGGTGAATTATGGAATAAAATTTCAAAACAGGTAATATCTAAACGATTTGGATTAGGTGATACTCGTCAAAACTTAATAGCTGTTCCAGAACATATACATCGTATTAAAACTCAATACTTTAATAAGATGGCAGGGATAGATGGCAGAAAGTTTTTTACAGACGATATTATTAAGAAAATGATTGCAGATCCAAAGTATCGTGAACAAATGATTACTGAATGGTTAAAAGAAGTTGCAAAAGGTAAAAAAATTATTGATGACGGATTGACTATTTGGGAAACTCTTTATGGTGGTAAAAATATTCCTAATATGCCAGAAGAGTTAGTCGAAAGGCTAGCTAACATTGATCTAGATACTGCTGATATTAAAAAAGTTATACCACAGATATTTGAAGAGTTTAAAAAAGAAGGGTTTACTAACGAAGGTTTAGTTATAGCTGATAAAATAGCAGAAAAAGTAGCTACCAGAAATCAGTTAATTAATGCTAATATTAATCAGATACCTAAAACACTGAAGAAAATGAATAAACAGTTTAATAAACGTAACCCAATGTTTACTCGTTGGGATTCATTAGAAGATGCTTTAGAGTATGCTGAGAAGGAACTTAGATACCAGTTTACAGACGAAGTTACTGGTCAGTTTAAATTTTATAACAAAAGTGGTTTAACATTTAAAGATGCTGTACGTATATATGGCAATTTACTGTATGAGAATAATAAATGAATAACACTTTAGCATTATTACAACAAGATTTTAAGCTGTTTCTACAGGCATTGTGGGGACAGCTAGATCTTCCTAGTCCTACAAGAGCACAATATGCGATTGCTGATTACATTCAATATGGTCCCAAGCGACTACAAATACAGGCGTTTCGGGGAGTTGGTAAGAGCTGGATTACTGGTGCTTTTGTTCTTTGGACTTTATTTAACGACGCTGAAAAGAAAATAATGATAGTATCTGCATCTAAGGAACGTGCAGATAACATGTCTATTTTTTTACAGAAACTAATTATAGAAACACCATGGCTAAGTCAACTACAACCAAAGAGCGACGACAGCAGATGGTCAAGAATTTCCTTCGACGTAAACTGTTCACCTCATCAGGCTCCATCCGTGAAGTCTGTAGGTATTACTGGTCAGTTAACGGGAAGCAGAGCAGATCTGATGATTCTGGACGACGTGGAAGTACCGGGAAACAGTATGACGGAGTTGATGCGTGAAAAGCTACTTCAACTCTGTACAGAAGCCGAAGCAATCCTTACGCCGAAAGACGATAGCCGTATTATGTATCTCGGGACTCCTCAGACTACTTTTACTATTTATCGTAAGTTGGCAGAGCGGAATTATAGACCGTTTGTCTGGCCCGCCAGATACCCAAGAGGTAAAAACGTCAGTCAGTACGAAGGGCTCTTAGCACCAGAAATACAGGCTGATATAGATAATGGAGCAGATGAATGGGCTCCTACAGACCCAGACAGATTTGACCACGATGATCTACTAGAAAGAGAAGCATCTATGGGTCGCAGCAACTATATGTTGCAATTTCAACTCGATACAAGCCTATCAGATGCAGAGAAATTTCCACTTAAGATGGCTGATCTCATTATTACTAGCGTTAACCCTAATACTGCCCCAGAAAACGTTATATGGTGCTCAGATCCATCAAATGTCGTCAAAGACGCCCCTTCAGTCGGATTACCGGGAGACTATTTCTATTCACCTATGCAAATGCAAGGAGAATGGGGTCCATATAACGAAACCATATGCAGTATCGACCCATCCGGAAGGGGAACAGACGAAACAGCAGCTTGTTATCTATCCCAACGCAACGGAATCATCTATTTGCATGAAATGCGAGCGTACAGAGACGGGTATAGTGATAATACCTTGCTCGACATCCTTAGAGGCTGTAAAAAGTACAATGTTACAAGCTTGGTTATCGAAACAAACTTCGGAGATGGAATCGTAAGTGAATTATTTA